CGCAGCCCCTGTTGCAGAGGCAAAGGGCAAGCAAACCATCACCATCACCTTTGAGACTGAGGATGCGCCGCTGGTGGCCAAAATTCAGGCCGACGCGAAGGCGGATGCGCGTACTCCGAACAAGTTGCTGCTGCTGTTTCTGCGGCGCAATTACAAGGGCGCGTGATGCGTAAGATAGGCACCCCCGTCACCATCCGCGTGAACGAATCGGACTTGGAGATAGCCAAGCGCCTCGCTGAGAAGCAGGGCAAACCGCTGCGTAGTCTCTTGCGCGAGATTATCGAGGAAGTGCTGAGGTCGGCTGAGTGATAGGAAACGAACTTCCATGCTTTGAGCGAGCTAATCGCTTGCGGGAGATGTCGAACTTTTATCGACACGCGCTTATGCGATTGACGCTGAAGTGCAACTAGAGAGGGTGCGGTTCTTTTATCAAACCCCATTCACCCGCCTATATTCGTGCGTTGCAATTGGGGGAAGATTTAGTGAAGCCGATTCCCGCTGATGATTCTCTCGGACGCCCCAAGCGCCCCTACGGGCCTGGGCCGCATCACCCGCGACCTCGCCACGCGAATAGCGGCCATGCCTGAGTTCCGCGTTGCGACACTGGGCTATGGAGCAACGGGGTCAAAGCATCTCCCCTTTCAGCAGTATTTCATCTACCAATGCAGGACTGGGTTGTGGGATGTCTGCCTGAAGCATGGGCCGATTTCGCCGGAGATGAGAAGGGCATCCTGCTGGTTATCTGGGATGCTTCGCGCTTGCTTTGGCTTGCACAGCCGGAACTCTATTGCCGGGATGCGAAGATAAAGAACTTCCTTGCGACGAAGCCGTTCAAGCTCTGGACATACTCAGCCATCGACGCTACTGGCCCTAACGACAGGCTCTCCGTGTTGCTGAGGGAAGTATTGCGTGGATTCGACCGCATCCTTGCTTACAGCGAATGGTCGGCGCGAATCATCGAACGAACACTCGACAATGGAAAGACGATAGACGCTCTCCCCCACGGATTCGATGCTTCTCTATGGCGTCCGATTATGCGCGAGAAGGCGCGAAGGAAGTTCGGGGAGTTCATGTTCGGCACCCCTGAGTTCTCTATGCCCGAAGATGCTCTGGTAATCGGCATTGTGGCGACTAACCAGCGCCGGAAGGACTGGGGTACGGCTATCGAAGCGGCGGCACTTCTCTCCAAGACCCACAAGGTGATGCTTTGGATTTCGACTGATGTTCCTGAGCGCGAGTGGTCGATGTCCGCCCTGCTGATGGACTATGGGTTGAATAATCAGGTCGTATTGCAGCACGGCAACCAACTCACCGATGAGCAGTTGAAGTGGGGATATTCAGCGTGTGATGTGACATGGGCCATTGGTTTGGGCGAGGGTATGGGGATGCCTATCTTCGAGTCTCTAGCCTGTGGAACGCCCTGCATACATGGGAACTATGGTGGAGCGCCTGAGTTCATGCCGAAGGAATTGCTGATAGAGCCTTTGGCCTATCGAAAAGAGCAGATGTTCGGAAGCGTCCGGCCTGTATTCCATGCGGAACAATGGGTCGAAGCGACATTGCGTGTATTGGGGATGAAGGTAGAATTGCCCTCGGAACTGGACTGGACGAACCTCTGGCCGCGCTATGAGCAATGGTTGAAGGAGGGTTTAGCATGACGCGCACAATTCGCCCTTGGCAACTCTTCGCCAAGCTGGGGCAAGACGAACGGAACATTACCTACCGCATCCCCGCCGAACCCGGCGTGGTGAGTGGAACCGTTTCATGCCTCGATACACTTCTGATGATCGCGGTCATTCGCCTCTACAGGCCAAAGACGCTGCTGGAGTGGGGAACGGGCCTCGGCTATAACGCCTTCCACTTATATCGGAACACGAATATCTCAATTACTACCATTGACAAGGATGACCGAGCCACCGCATTTACTCCTACCTACGGCATCGAGCGCGTGATTGCCGACGTTGCAGACTACACCCCAGAAAAGTCCTACGACATGATTTTCTACGACGTGAATATCCCCGGCCTCACCGAACGATGCACTGAGAAGATGTTGGCGCTCAAACCGCGCATCATGGCGTGGCACGACTACGGACATCCGCAGGTTCCGCACGTCAAGCAATATCTGGACTCGCTGCCCCTCGACATCATTCACGTAGAGGACTCCCTGATGGCGTTCTGGTTCCGTGACGGATTGGAGTTGGCATGAAACCATTCTTTTCCATCATCACCCCCACTCTGGGGCGCGAGTCTCTATCGCGCTGCTATGAATCTGTGGACTCGCAGACCTTCCGCAACTTCGAGCATATTGTTCAGATAGACATTCCCACCGCAATAGCCGCGAACACCATTCCTTATCGGCATTTGGCTGTTTGCAGTGAGGCACATCACAACTTCGGGAACACATGCCGCCATCTTGCATGGGAGCGGTCAACCGGAGAGTATTTGCTTTACCTGGACGACGACAACTACCTCAGCGGAACGACCGCGCTGGCAGACCTTTGCATCGCCTTGCACAGCGCAGAGTATCCCGACTGGGCGGTGATGCCGATGATGCGGCACGGCTCGATATTCTTCAATCTTCCACCCGGCCTGTGCATGACGGATACCGGGAACATCATCGTCAAGCGCGAGATAGGCCGCTGGCCGGATATGAACGACTACACGGCTGATGGACATTGGGTGGAAGCATTGAAGGCAAACCACCCGAACTATACCGCTTTCCCCAGCCTCAAGCCTGTGGTGGTGATGGAAAAGAGCAGTGAGGGAAGATGAGCGACCTGATACTCATCACGATCTCAACGCGGGAGCCAAGCAATCCTGAGATCTGGGTTCATGGCGACATATCTGGCGCAGCTTGCGGCGGCTGGTATTGAGACGCATGTGGAGATGATTCGGGAGTTCGACAACATGCAGGGCGGCGGTACGCTGGGTGGCAAGGTAGCAATGCTGCGGAAACTCACGCTGCAATTCCAGCACTACGGCAAGATTGTGTTCTCCGATGCGTTCGACGTGCAGTTCTTTGGGGCGAAGGAAGATGTCATTGCGAAGATTCCGAACTGACTCCGTACTGATGGCGGCGGAGAAGAATTGCTATCCCGAACCGCATCTCTGGGGAGCAATCGAGAAGCCTACACTGTGGGCTTTTGTGAATGGAGGGCTGCTGTGCGGGACTCCGGCATCGTTCATTGCGTGGCTGGAAGCAATCGAGCAGCATCCCGAATACGACCCGAACATGCTCGACCAAGCGTGGTTCAACCGAAGGCTCGCGGAAAAGTCTCCTATTGTCAAAGTAGATTCCCCCACAAATTTATTCTATTGTCTGTTCGGAGAGATTGAAGAGCTTTGCTTTCGTGATGGACTTCCGTTACAATACGGTGACAGGAAACTCGACCAAACTTCCTGCACGCTAACGGATGTAGCAGCCGAGCAGAGATATGGGAGAGGACATGCTGAATCCTGTTTTGATACTCACACACAACTGCCTTGAGTTGACGAAGCGATGCGTCCAGAGCGTGAAGGCGCAAGACATTGAAACGCGGATTTATATAGCATGATAACGGTTCGCAGGATGGAACTGAGGAATGGATGCAGTCGCAGGATTGCACTGGAATATTCTTCAAGAAAAACATGGGAGTCAGCTTTGGGTGGAACTATGCTCTCGGAAAAATGTTCGATACCTTGAAGCTAGACCATGCTCTTGTCCTCAACAACGACACGGAGATTCCGCCGTGGTTCTACCGCGAACTGCTGGCCTGTGATGTTCCGTTCGTGACGGGCGTTACATCTACCAACCGCTCCGAAGTTGCTATGCCGCCCGTGCGCTCGCTTACCGATGGGCCGGACTTCTCAGCATTCCTAATCCGGCGCTCTGCATGGGGGGCTATTGGCCCATTCGATGAGTCAATGGTTCACTACTGTTCTGATGTGGACTATGACATTCGCGCACGAAAGCTCGGCATCACACTGCACAATTGCCATGTGAAGTTCTACCATGAGCGATCTTCGACGCTGAAGCTGGCATCACCCGAAGACCAGAGAGCGATTCAAGAGCAATCGAACCGCGACCATCTGGCCTTCAAATCGAAGTACGGCAAGTTCCCGAACGAGTTGGGTTGGCAGGGGTGATATTCTCTTTTCGTGCTGCAAGTCGCTGAGAGCATCGCTGCGTGGCGTCCCTCATTCTCCGTCAAAGACGAGAATCCCTATCCGCGCCTTGCTTACTACGCCTCACAACTCCCCGGAAAAGAGACGTGGTTTCAGACCGAGGAAGGCTATCGAATCTACAAAAACGTTCCGATTGCTCGCACGGGCTCTCAGGAATACATCGGGCGAGAAATCAAGAAAAACCCCGGATACGACTCCATCTGGAACATCGGAGACAACGATCTAATCACAGTATGGCGACCGTTAGAAGAGGTCACTTCGCCAGAGACTCTGGCATCATTTGAGGGAAAGTCTGTCCTCGATGAACATCCCGCAGACCCTCAAGTTTTGGTCGATGCGCTCGATGAATACGATGCTGTCTCAAACGGTCATGCCCAGAATGTTAGAATTGGCGAAACGTTGGAGGATGGCGATACGGCTATCTGTGCTGACCTCCATGTGAAGCACCCGGAATTGAACGTCAAGATAGACGGTGGAGTGCGTGATGTATCATGCGGCTATACCTTCCTGCTTGACAAGGATGAGCAGGGTAGATATGTAATGAGAAAGATTCGCGGGAACCATGTCGCGATTGTTCCACGGGGCAGGGCGGGTTCAGAAGTAGGAATCAAAGACGCTCACCCAGAAATTAGGAGAGTCACAATGCCGAAGACCAACGTAAGTCGCTTTCTCCGGGCAGTCGGATTCCAGGCGTGGGCAAAGGACGCGAAGCCCGAAGAGGTCGCAGACGCGCTCGAAGGCATGGACGACGAAGACAAGGTTGCCAAGGAAGCAGCCGAGAAGGAAGACGCGACCCGCGACAAGAAGGGCGGCAAGGACAAGGCCGCGAAGGACGCCGCGCACGACCCCGACGATGAGGACTGCGAGTGCAAGGATTGCATGGGCGCGAAGGACAAGGCGAAGGACAGCGCCAAACTCGACAAGGACGAACTCGGCAAGGATGAGATGACCGACGCCGACAAGCTCGAAGAGGAAGAGAAGAAGGACGACAAGGAGAAGGAATCCGCGAAAGACCTTGACGCTCTGGTTCTGCCTCCAGACGAACACTCCAAGTCTGAGTTCTCGGTCGGTGATGCTGCGAAGCATCTCTTGACCCTCAAGCCCACCATCGCCAAGTCGAAGGACAAGGGTGTGAAGGATGCCTACAACGCTCTCTGCCGTGGGGTGCGGACGGTCAAGGAAGGCGTAAAGGACGGTATTCCTGACCCATTCAAGGCACTCGCCTATGTCGATTCTGGCGCGAAGGATGCACTGGAGCCGGAGATTCCCATCAACCAATTTTTCAGCGGCAAGTCTCACGCCGAGGGCCTGAAGGCGTATAACGAATATCAGGAAAAGCGTCGCGCTGTTCGTCGGTAATTCTTGAACCACTTGAAGGAGTTTCACTATGCCAGCAAGCATCATTCCCGTAACAGGACTCATTCAGGGGCCGATTGGAACCATCTCGCAGTCGGACTATCCGCTGACGACCAATCGCCTTATCACTCCTACCGACACGCTCTATCCGCTGTTCGGTGACGCGATTGTGCTGATGCCTGGTAACACCTATTCGAGCGTGGCTCAGTACATCAGCGTGGATTCTTCTTCGGTGAACTCTTCAACACCGCTGGCCTTTGCACAGGCGAACGTCAAGACCAACAGCTACTACCCGACGAACCTCGACGGCCAGCAGAACACATCCGGCGCTTACCTTCCGGGCCAGCCGTGCGACGGATTCGTTCAGGGTACGATGACGGTCGCTGTTCCCTACGGAACGCCCTCTGGCGCGGGCGGAACGGTCTACATCCGCACGGCGACCAATCCAAGCTACCCCAACAGCAAGGTTGGGGCTATCGAGGGCGCTTCGCTTCCGGGCAATACCGCCGTGCGAAGCGACATTGTTTTCACCACCGGGATTCTTTCAACGGATACCGCTACAGGGCAGATTGTCGCTCAGGTAACACTCCTGCGTCGGTCGATTCCGTAGCGTAACAAGGTTCCGTAGTACATGAACCTCTTGAGGCTTTTGTTTCACTTGAACGGCTGTAACATTTTTGTACTACGGAGCAAACTATGACTGCGATTGAACGCTACCTCAGCACCCCACGCAAGGGAGTCCCTGAGTCTCTAGAGCAGGTATGCCGCATGGCTGGCACGTCGTCCAGCGAGTATATGCGGAGCCTGATGGCCCTACGCATGGGTGGGCCGGGTGCGAACCTGCTCGGAGCAAAGGACGCCAGCTCAACGGGTCAAATATTCGTCCAGTCGGAACTCAACAAGCCCGACACGCGGCTACACATGCCGCTCGAAGGCCACACGTGGTTTCGCGATGTTCCGCTGATGAACGGTGGCGGATGGGTGGACACGGAAACGGCGCAGTTCGTGGACGTGTTCTCTCCGAACAATGTGAACTCCCCGAACACTACGGGTACGTCCTCGAACAACATTCGGACGCTGAACTTCAACCGTTCGCAGGATGTCTATCCGACCAATGCCTATCAGGTGAATATCCGCATCCCCCTGATTGAGTCGCTGAAGTTGGCGCAGGCGAACAAGTCACCGAACGACATTCTCGACAAGGGAGTTCGGACGGACTGGAACAAGACCCTCGACAACCGCGTGTATCTCGGAGAGCAGGCGAACCAGGGGCTTCTGAACTCGAACCTCTCCGGCGTGGTCAATCAGCGCGTTCAGGTCAGCGCAAACGGGGGAAACTACCTCTGGTCTGCGAAGACCCCGCTGGACATCTTCAACGACTTCCAATATGCGGCTTCAACGACATGGGCGAACTCTGGCTATGCGCTGGATTCGGTTCCTGACCGCTTCCTTGTCCCTGCGAGTCGCTGGCAGTACCTCTTGCAGCCCATGACCCTCCCCACCACCGGAACGGCGGGTGGTGCTGCGACGACCATCCCGGCCTTCGCCAACGTGCTGGAATACATCAAGGCGAACTACTGGGGCATCTCGATCAACGGCAAGACGCCCGAAATCATACCGCTGCCTTACTGGGCGGAGACGGTCGGAACGGGCGGACAGCGCAGCTTACCTCCTATGTGTTCAACGATGACTTCCTGAACTTCGGCATCCTTCAGGACATTCAGCGCATGGGTGGGCCTCTGAGCCTTCAGGATGGCGCGTTTGTTGCTACCTACATCGCCAACACAGGCATTGTGAAGGTATACCGCCCGACGACCATCATGTATCAGTGGGGCATCTAGTCCCTCTGGTGCCATCGACTCAGCCGGGGGATTCGTCCCTCGGCTGTTCTCTTTAGGAGACAGATGCCAGCCTTCCCCACACAGAACATCGACCTGTTCTACATGACCATCTACGGCGGATTCGGATACAACGGATGCGGCGACTGGGGTTATGGTGGATATTGGGGATGCAACTGTTCTGCCTATCTGGGATTGGCGGCGGGGATTCCTCAGACCGGGAATCCGCCTTACTACATCAACAACTTTCTCGGCATGTATCCGAAGTTCTTTGGGCCTCCGACGACCGTCACGGGAACGCTGGTAGAGGGGCAGTCGAATATCTCGATTGACTCTACGGCGGGGCTGAACGCGGGTCAGTTGATAGTCGGTCAAGCCCTAAATTTGGGAACTGTAATCCAAGTAGTAAACAGCGATTCTTCCATAGGCGTTTCGTCTCCGGCCATAGCGAGTGCGATTCAGCAATTGCTTATCTACGAGGCTCCGGTTGTACCCTTGGCTGTGGTTCAGGTTTACCTCAATATCGCGTTTGCTTCGCTCATGCAGAGCCGCTGGAGGGAGCAGTGGTATCTCGGCATGGCTCTCTATATCGCGCACTATTGCACGCTCTATGCTCAGACGGATGGGAATCCTCAACTACAGCGAGTCAGATTGTGGCGAACTCTTTGCAGGCGGGGATAACCATTTCTCAAAGCGCGGACGGTGTTGCACAGGGATTGGAAGCATTGAAGGGCTTCGACAACTGGGGTACATGGGCATTGACGCAGTACGGAGTCCAGCTTGCGACATTGGCGCGGGTGATCGGTGCGGGGGCCGCATATTGGCGAGGATGAAAGCGACTGTCACATCATCGGGGCCGGGACTCAAACAAATCCACGCTGGCATCGCTGCGCTCAATGGCTCTGATGTTCTGGTGGGAATACCAGAGGCCAATGCTTCGCGCAACAGTAAGGGCATCAACAATGCGGAGTTGCTGTTCATTTTTACGAATGGCAGTCCTTTGCGCGGCCAGCCGCCTCGTGTGGTGATTGAGGCTGCGATTGAGGCGGAGCCGACGAAGGAACTCATTGCGAAGCAACTTGGAAACGCTTGCATAGCTGCGCTGAATGGTGATGAAGCTGGAATGGTGGAAGGACTAGAGAAGGCCGGAACCATCGGAGAATCTGCAAGCAAGCGATGGTTCACCGACCCTCGGAACGGGTGGAAACCTAATGCGCCATCTACGATTCGCAGCAAGGGTAGCGATACGCCTGGAATCGACACAGGCCAGATGCGCCGCGCCATCACTCATGTAGTCGAAGCCGCGCATCTCGACAAGCCCGCTGAGGATGCAAAAAAGGTCAACGATTCCGCTGAGACGAAGCAATCGCATCCTGATACCGTTGACGCAGCCGAGGGAATCATTGGAACATCCGAGAAGGCAGCGGAAGGATTCGGAGCGGAGTTGGAGCAGGTTGGAGCCGAGGCTGTTGAAGGTCTGGAAGGATTGATAGCAATCTAATGCCAACAATCTCCCTAACTCGCGTGGCAAATTCTCCGGCGTTCGCGCAGTCCTATACGGTGAATCGCTCTGTTGGAACCTTCCAGCAGGGTGGGTTTGTCTTCACGACCAAACCGATTCCGTTCTGGGGCATCATTCAGCCTGTAACCGAACAGGATATGGCGCAGGTTCCTGAAGGCGATAGGGTTACGGGAATGATTGGCTTTATTTCAGAGCAGCCGATGTATCGAACCTATGTAGAAGGGCAGACCGAGGGAATAGGCGATCAGATCGTATGGCGCGGTCAGAACTACAAGGTCGTCGCTGTCGTCCCGTGGCGCGATTTTGGCTTCAGCAAGGCTATAGCGTCAAGGCAGGCTGGAGAATGAGCGCCTACCCCATCCCTAACGTCGGAACGATGCTCTCTACGGGGCTGACGGACACGCAGATGTCGGTTATCTGGCAGAACATCGTACTCCAGTGCCTCGGTATCGCTCCGGCGAGTCCCACCGATGCAACCGCGTACTCTCAAGTTCGTATCGACTGGCCTCCTCCGGGTCAACCTGCATGGGCAATCACGGCGGATGTGGCTTTCCTTCGTGCTGTTATCGTGCCTGATTCCTACAATGCAGCGCATGAAGTCCAGCCCATTAGCACGGCGGGAGAGACGTTCCCAGAGCAGACTATCTACACCCGCGTCTGGCAGTTGTCATTCATCTTCTATGGGCCGAACAGCTTTGACCATGCCCGTCAGGTTCAGGCTTGTCTCTATCAGGACTTTGTGCATGATATTCTTAGCGCGTCGAACATTTATCTCGACACGGTTTTAGGAACTCCACGAAGGGCTCCAGAGTTATTTCAGAATCAGTGGTGGCCGCGTTCTGACTTCGCGGTGCGGATGAACGAGATGGTGACCGACACTCTCACCAAGCAGACGATTCAGAGTGTAGAAGTGATAGTGAACGACCCGCTCGGAGTATTTGAAGAGATTGAAGTTGAACTGTAGGACTTGCAGCAATTAGGAGCGACGATGGCGACCTCTCTACCCCTTTCGATTCTGTGTGATGTCAACGTTTCCGTGACGCCAGCCGGAGTTGCTATCCCGGCCTTCAATCAAGGGCTCATCGTCGGCAACAGTGGAGTTATCCCATCGCAGGGTGCGAACTCCAGATGCCTTTTGTTCCCGAATCTCGCCGCAGTCGCCACGCAGGGCTTCGCTCCGACCTCGCCTGAATACATTGCGGCCTCGCTCTACTTCGGGCAGGACGCATCGCCTGTTACCCCTCCCCAGTACCTATGGATTGGATGCCAAGACCCCACGGCACTTCAGACGGTCGTTCTCGACTCAGGACACGGGGGCTCGAACTGGGCGCTCAATGACATCGCTCTTGTTGTGCAGGGCGGGGCGCAACTTGGCTATGTTCAGGTGACCGGAGTTTCCGGTGGTGTTGCGACTTCGGTTGCGGCGATCTCCGGGCAGCAGGGAACAGGGTACTCGGTCGCTAACAACCTCGTAGCAACGGCAGTCAGCCCCTCGGTCGGAACTGGGCTGGAAGTCAATATCACGGCGATAGGTGAGACTCCTCTACAGGCCGTTACAGCTTGCCGAAACGTGCAGCCGGGTTGGTATGCGGCAATGTCTACCACGGCGGTTGACGCAGATCATCTCGCCATCACTCAATATGCTCAGACCGCAGTTCCCGCAATGCAGTACATCTACGGGACGACTTCGCAGAGTGCATTGCTTGGAACAGCCGGAAACATCTTCTCGCTCATCTCGACTGGGAATTACAACCGTGGACATGGTGCCTATACCTTCACCTTCGGAGGAGCATCACCGAACAATGTCTACATCGCTGCGGCACTTGAGGGTGTGGCGATGGGCCTCAATACTGGAGCGCCCAATAGCGCGTTTACTCTCGCGGCAAAGACACTGGTAGGCATCACTCCGACTGGACTCACTCAGGCGCAAATCAATGTCTTCGCTGGCACCCCCGGAGTCGGACTCGGCAACCACGGCAACAGCTACAACAATTATGCGAACGATTATTCCTTCTACTATCAGGGCATCAACGGAAACGGGATGCTGTTCTCGACTGTGTTGGGACTGGATATGCTCGCGGCTGATTGCCAGATTTCGATTCTGAATGTCCTCCAAAGCCTTCCTTCGATTCCTCAGACCGACGCGGGGCAGGCACTCATCCTCAACGCTTGCCGTGGGGCTTGCGCCCGGTCTGCAAATCGTGGCTTCATTGCTCCGGGTGTCTGGGAAGGCGCGAACATCCCGCTGTTGCCCACCGGGGGTTTGACGCAGGGCGAAGCACTCCAGAACGGTTACTGGGTCGGTTCTTCATCCTTCTCGACGCAGACCAGCGGCAACCGCGCACTCTTTCAGGGAATGCCCGTCTACGTCGCGGTCATTCTCGCAGGTTCGCAACAGAGCTTCATCATCGGCATCAACGTACAATCGTGAGGTAAGAGATGGCATACGGAACGACAACCTATTCATTCAAAGACCTCACCGGAGCTATCAACTCTCCATTGGCGGGGCCGTTCATTCTTGCCGGAGGGAACCTCGGCTCTGGGAAAATCACCGTCACGATGGATCACGAATGGACAGAGCAGGACGTTGCTGCTGATGCGGCGGTTATGGTTTCAGCATCTCCAGGGCAGAATGGAACCGTGGAAATCATGTGCCAACAGACCTCATCCATCAACGCCTATCTCAAGCATGGCTCAGAATCTTCACCAGACGGCACTCCTGAATGGAAGTGCATCGGACTGGGCCGCATCCGTTCTCGACTTCCAGAACCCCGTAACGGGCGACCAGAACATCTGCACCGGAGTTTCCTTCTCGAAGAAACCGCCTCAACCCTACGGAAGCAAGGGTGAGTATCTGACGTGGAAGCTCTTTGCCGCCAACATTGCGAACCAGTAGGAGTGACATGGACTTCAAGGACATCACTATCGGAGCGAACCAATACCGCATCGGCAAGATGAAGGCCGTTGATGGTAGCTGGATTTACTCGACCTCCAAGCGGAAATATCAGGAATACCTATCGGAGAATCCTCAGCCCGCGACGGAAGAGACGGAGCAATCGAAGGCGTTTGCATTACTCCCACAGGAGACGCGCAATGAACTAGGTGCGGCAATGAGTGCGGAGTTCATGACGCAGTTTCTTTCGCGCACAGAGTTGGCCGAAGTCCAGCGCATCTGCCTTGGAGTTTGCGGACGATACAGCGACCGAACTGGGACTCTGCTTGCGATGCCTATTCTGATGCCTTCCGGTTCATTTGCAATCCCCGAACTGGAGAATGATGGCCCTGCGGTTTTGGAGTTGACGAAGCAAGCGATTGCGTTCAACATCGCCCCTTTTTTTCCCGTAGCCGAATCGAGTGGGGTGACGACCTCGGCGGATTCAGCGGAACCGATTACCCAAGCCTAGACCCGTTTCTATGGAGGCCAGTAGCAGCGGGGATTTGGACGCAGAGAGATTTAAGGGAAATGACTTTTGAGGACTTGTGCGATGCTCACGAGTTCTTAGATGTGAAGGCGAAGAACGAAGCCGACTTCCGGGCTTGGCAAGCGGCTCAGGAGGGCTGATGGCAGACATAATCAAGTCATATCTCGTCTCGCTCTCAGCCGGAGTCGATAAAGCATCCTTCGACAAATTTCAGTCGGCTCTTGGCGGTGCGGAGAAGTCTGTCCAATCATCAATGGGGAGCATAGTTGGTAACCTCTTGAAGTTTGAGGTTGCGGGCATTTCTGCGTTTGCAACTGTGGGCTTCGGAATCATCGGTTATATCGACAAGCTGGCAATGGCCGACGCTGCGATGCGCCGCAATGCTCAGATGAACATGATGAGCATCCAGCAGTATCGCGGCCTGCAAAACACTCTCTCCGCGCTCGATCTCGACCTGAACAATATCTGGAGATGGACACCGGAGGATTTTCGCAGGTTCCACGACATGTCCGACCACATGGCGCAACTGGAAACCATGCTTGGCGGGAATAAGTATGAAGACCAGATGATGCAAATGCGCCGCATCCATGACCAGATAACCATGCTGGAGTATGACGCGCAATACTTCGGCATGAGACTGATGTCTGACCTTCTCGGAAAGATGGGATTTGGGAATGATGGACTGCTGAATCAGTTGGAGCGGTTGAATCAGTTCGTTATGCTCAACATGCCGCAGTGGAGTGATGAACTATCGACGGACATCATTCCGGTACTAAAGCAGTTCTGGGCAATTCTATCTTCGCTTGGCCCGATTGCTTTGGTAGCAAGGGATGAGTTCACGCGCCTTGTGGGTGCTATATCGGGAGACGACAAGCTACAGCAAAAGACTCTTGGCTGGAGAGACTTCGCGCAGGCACTAGAGGACGTGGCGCATGGTTTTGCTCACGTCCTAGTGTTTATGGAGCAATTCGAGGCGTCCGAAGGGAAGGATATTGAGGGGCTGATTCACTTCGGAACCGCTGCAAAACTATTCGCAACGGGTCATTTCTCAGATGCGAAGAAAGAGATGAACCTTGGCTTTGCGGCTGAGAATGAATCTGCTGCATCCGCTCCTACATGGGCGAGTTCAGGCACAACGCTTGACTCCTACATGAAGGGCAACGCACCCACGCCGACCTCAGTTCTCGGAGGCTATCTTGATTCGCACGATATGGCCTATCGAGCCGCTCTCGAAGTTTCAAAGCGCACAGGAATTTCTGCGCCTCTTATCTATGGACAGATGGCGTTCGAGACGAATGGTTTTAGCCACATGGCAGGACGCAACAATTTCAGTGGACTTGGACGCATGATAAATAACAAGTTCAAGGCCAATGACTATGCTTCTCTGGAAGATTATGAGGCGGCATATGCTAAAGACTTGCTCGACCCACGCTATCTCATGCAGGGGATTCGTAGCGCGAGAACGGGAGAGGACTTTACTCGCGCACTGACATATCCAGGCCACACCTATTACGACACCACCGTTCCAAATGCGGCATCTGCCTATGCTGGTGGAATCAATCGCTATGCGAAAGAGTTCTCGTCATCCATCGGGACGATCAACATCTATTCATCTCCGAACCTTACTCCAGAGCAGCACTCGGCAGTCGTCACGAAGGCGGTAAACTCGGCACTGGACTCGCACTACCGCGAGATGATTACGGTCACGAATGGAGCCTATGCACAGTAATCTCATCCTCGTGGAACTCGAAGGCGCTGAGGCTCTTGTATCGGTGGAGTTTGAGCCTGTGTTCGATGGCGGAACGATGCTGATGCGGATAAATGCAGAGTTGGTTGTGGTGGTTGAAAAGGAAGAGGTTGAATGGGCGGCATAATCCTTCCCGCGTTGCCAGCAGCGTCCATTACGGGCGTTGGGAGCCTTGTTGTCTATGCCTCGCAGGGAGGCACGAATAGCGCTCTGGATTCGGTAGCAGGACAGACAGGGCCGTTCCGCCCCCCTCAGTGGTCTGTCGGAATCCCCGCTCTAACGATGCTTACGATTCCGGCACAATATGTTCAGACGAACGGGTCGCAACCGACTTCATCGGGAGCATCGAATACGACCAACGGAATCACTGGAGCGGCTGCAACCGTGACAGGATTGCAGGCACCTTCGCAGGCACCGCCGAATGCCGTGCCTCAGTATCTTGTTTTCGATGGCGTGATGAGGCTTTCCCATTCGCAGCAGATGGTTGCCACGGAGCATCCGGTACAGAACACCGCGAACCTCTCCGACCACATCCGAGCGACACAGGCTATTGTGACTATGGACGTTCTCATGACGGATGTTCTACCCGCTTACGCAGCAGGGCAGTGGGTGGGGAACCAATCAAAGTCGATTGCATGTTTTCAGACACTCGACAATCTCAGATTGAACCGCATCCCTCTGACGGTGACGACTCGGCTAAAGACCTACTATCCGATGTTCATTATGAATGTGGTTCCTGATGAGACAGTGAAAACGCTCTATGGTTTTCGCGGGAGAATTGAGTTCAAACAACTCAATCTCTTTTCTCTCGCTACGCAAACCGTCTCCGCGAGAACACAGACAACCGACAGCACCACTCTGGGGCAGACCAATCCAACGGCGGTTCCTGCTGGCGTGACGAGTCAGAATGGAGTCCCGAACGCGGCGGCGATTCAGGCTTCATCGAGTACGGTGATTGGCGCTGGATATTGGGACAGCAACAACGTAGCTTCAAACCTCTTCGGGGGTAGCTGATGGCGCAGATTATTCCCTTTGACGAACGCTCCGAATCAAAACATCTCCACGTCGTTGAATGTGAACGGCTCTGTTCTGCGTTTGCAATTGGAAATCTACTTCAATGAGATGTCCCAATACTGGGTGATGGACATATCTGACTCGCAGGGGAATCTTCTTATTTCGGATATTCCGCTACTCACGGGATCGTGGCCTGCTGCGAACATGCTTGCCCAGTATGGCTATATGAACATTGGAGCGGCCTATCTTATCAACTTGGGGCAAGTCGCGGACGACTATCCAAACTCCAGCGAACTCGGCAGCGGATTCGCTCTATTATGGGACTCGAACGCATGAGTACGACTCTCAATCCCGTCTCGCAGATTCCGCAACTTGGCATTGCGTGGAATCTCACCATCACTGGCCCTCCAGATAAGGACGGCAACAGTACACAGGTCATTGCCGAATCGCAGGAATGGCAACCGGAGACAATGAGAATAGTTTTCGAGTGCAATCTTGTGGGATTTATCCAAGGCCAAGGGCCATACTGGACGGCGAAGATTGACATCTACAACCTCAGCGCAGACCAAGCGGCCTCGCTTGTCTACTGGGGGCAGGGCTCCACGATGTCACTCTCGGCTGGGTATCAGGCTGGGCCTTACGGAGTTATCTATCAGGGGGTCATCTATCAGGTTCTGTATGAGCGCCCGGAAGTGGTGGACAACAAAATCACACTGCAATGCTATACGGGCATGAAGGAGACGATAGGAAACATCGCATATTTTCGCGGAGATGTGCAGTCGTCCCAAGCTGCGCTCATTGCAAAGATGTGTTCGACTGCCAACACGCCGATTACCATCGACCCCGCATCGCAAGGAACGATTGCATCGCTGTCATCGACAACACTTCCCCGCGCAAGACCTTTCTTTGGAAATCCAGTCAAGGCCATCTCGGAGATTGCCAGCGGAAACAATTTACAGGCATGGTATGGATTCAACGGCATGGCGATAGATGTCATGAGTCCATCGGGAGCATTGCCGACGATTACCTATACGCCGACGACTGGAATCCTCGGAACTCCACAGCAGACGCAATACGGAGTTTCCCTTGTGGTGACACTTGACCCGCGCCTTAGAGTCCAGCCTGCCAATCCGATGATTGTGAATATCTCCGACTCCATCATTCGTCAGTTGCAGGTTGAAGCACCTGGAGCCAGACCTTTGCTTGCGGCGAACGGAAACTACATCGTGAACGGATTGCAGCATCGCGGAGACAGCCGTGGAAACCAGTGGGAGACGGAGATAACCGGAATCACTTCGCAGGGTGGAATCGCTGAGTATGCCTATCAGATTGGAGCGCAGGGAGCGCCGAGTTCTTCCGCGCCATATCTTGACCGACGCGCTCCGCTAGGGGGTGACGGCAAATGAACACGATGATTCCTATTCAACACCGTCTCTCCGTGCGGACGGCGCATATCACCCAGTCACTGCATGAATTTGAGTGTGATTTCCGCGTGTCAATTCCTTGTGTGGTGGTGGCGAATCAATCCGGCCTTCCGTTCAATGCGGAATTGCAAACGGTATCTGTACAGCCTACGATTCAGGAGGTCATTCTAAAAGATGCTATCCGCACTCCTACAACTCTACCCATCCTTGACGATGTACCTTTTGTTATTCCGAGGGCGGGTGGGTGGAGTCTTACGCTCCCGATAGCAATTGGGGATGAGTGCATCGTAGTCTTTCAGGACATGGGCATGGATAACTGGTGGCAGTCTGGGGGGGTTCAGCCTCAGCCGGATGGGTGGCTTTATCGGCATGACATCGGAGATGCGGTGGCGATCTTTGGAGTGACAAGCAATCCGAGGGCTCTTGCCGGATACTCTACGACCAGCGCACAGCTACGGAGTGACGACCAGACCGTGATAGTAGACTTGTCAGAGACGGGGGTGACCATAACGGCACCCACCGTCAACATCATGGCGGCAGGGGGAACGCCTCAGCCGCTCGTGAATGGAGCATGGCTGGCATGGTACAAAGCCCACATTCAGCCATATTTGGTGAGTAGTGGATATTCTGGGCCTCCGATGCCGTTGGACTCAGAGACGACCGTTTTGGGAGGGCAATAGTGAGCGCAGTCATCCTATGTCAGCAGAACGACCCCGTGACGAACGACCCAATCATGGGGTCGAACGGACGTGTATTCCTTGCTGATGTGGATGCGGTCGCCCAAATCATCTACACGACGCTGAGGCTGCTATTGGGTGAGTGGTGGGAGAACTTGACCATCGGGTTTCCGCTCTTCCAATCGCTCATCGGAGCAACAGGTTCTCCGCAGAATCAGCAGGGCATCATGCTGCTCATCCAGAACACGATTCGCTCATGCCCCTATGTTCTGGACATCGTAGACTTTAGCTTTTCGACCAACACGGGGACATTTCAATCGACATTCACGGCGACGGTTTCAACTTCTCTGGGAACCGTTGTGGTTACTAACGCTCCAGGTTCCTCTGCGGGGGTGAACTGATGTCATATGTTGCCCCTTCGGTTACAGCCACGGGCCTGCAAATCAACACGTACCCCGATATTCTCGCATGGTACATCTCGCAGTTTCAGGCCATCTATCCGCAAGTCGTCTACATCGGAACTGATACCGCCATCTATCAGGAAATCTCCATCACCGCGCTCATGGACTATGACGCGGAGTTGGGGATGCAGTATGTGTACAACAATCAGGCTCCCCTCACGGCCACAGGAGCGGGGCAGGATTCGCTCTACAAGCTCAACGGCATCGCCCGCAAGGGAGCGACCTATTCGACGGCACCTGAGTTGATTTCCGGCGTCCCCTATACCGTCATCACCAACGGACTGGTAACGGATACCTCCGGCAACATCTGGGCACTCCCCACAAGCGTCACAATCCCTTCAGGCGGCTCGGTCATCGTCGCGGTGACCTGTCAGACCCCCGGAGCCATCCAAGCGGCTGTAGGGACGATTACGACGCCTTCTGGGGGTACTACAGCAGGATGGACGGGAGCAACCAACCCCTCTCCAGCAAGTCCAGGCCTTCCGGTAGAGGCAGACTCCCAGTTCAGGGCAAGGCAGTCGCTCTCCGTGGCAGCTCCCTCCCTTACCCGGCTGGCTTCGACCATTGCGGCGATTGCTGCGGTTCCCGGCGTAACGCGGTATGCCACAGGAACCATTACCGCACCGTCCGGGCCGGGGAGTTCAATTGAAAATCCCACGGGAGGAGTCGATTCGTGGGGCAATCCGGCTCATTCAATTTCGATGGTGGTCGAAGGTGGAACATCTCTGGGTGTAGCAACGGCGATCTACCAGAAGCGTGGGCTTGGAGTGTACACAAATCCAGGCTCTAGCTCTGGCTCTATGAGCATCTCCATCACTGACCCGAACACTGGAACGATGACCTATATCGGCTATCAGACTCCGACCTACATTCCCATCTATGTGACGATGGTAGTACACGGTCAGAACGGTTATTCCAGTGCTGTACTCGCATCTATCCAGTCGGCCATTGTCGCGTATCTCAATGAACTTCAAATCGGGGAGACGGTGAACTATTCGGCCATCTCTGCGGTTGCCCAGTCTGTCATGCCGAGTCTAATCGCTCCCCAATTTTCCATTACGTCTTACGCTATCGGAACCGCACCATCTCCGGTCGGAACCTCAAACATTTCCCTTCTTTACTATCAGGTTGCCCAAGGTATTGCAGGCAACATCAACGTGAGCGCCGCATGAGCTACGGATATACCTACGGAAATCCCGGCTATGGTGGTGGCCCCTATGGAGGAGGAGGGGCGGTATTTCCGCTGCCCGTCAGCTATTACACGAACCTGCTCACATCGGAATACAAACTTGCGCCGAATCTCAATGCATGGCTGGCAGCGAAGTTGCAGCCCTTTGCGAATGTGAACGCATGTCTCGCATCCATGAATGAAGCATTTGACTTGGACTATGCCGTAGGGGTGCAGTTGGATGTTCTCGGACAGATTCAGGGTGTGAGTCGAACAGTGGGATTCCAGCCTTCGGGTTCCGTCTCTCCGGTTTTGGACGATACAACCTATCGACTTCTTATCAAAGCGACGATTGCGAACAATCTCTGGCAGGGAACGGAGTCGGAGCTTTACCCTATCTGGCAGACGCTCTTTCCCGGTGGGCGCATCACTATAATTGACAATCAGAACATGACTTGCACGATTGTTCTGTCTGGAACTTTTACATCTATCGTGCAGGACTTGATTTCGCATGGCTATATCGTTCCAAGGCCGGAGGGTGTTCTTTATACTTACGTGTTCTCGAACCTTCCCATATTCGGATTCGATGAAGATAACAGTTTCATTGCGGGTCTTGACGTAGGCTATTTCTCATAGGTGACGCATGGCGACGACCACACTACTTCCCTTCAACCCGAACCAGACGAATCAAGAGAGCGATGCCGCCTATGCCGCTGACTCGAACCGAACCGGAGGGTTTGGGACGGATGCTATCTGGCCGTCTCCCTTAGCAAACAAGAGCTTGAATCAATTGTCGAACTATCTTTATGCTCTGTTTACTGCCTTCGCGCAAAAGGGATTTACAACGAATGACAACGATGTTCCTCTGCTCACGGCGGTCTGTGCGAACTTCCTGACCACTGCGGATGTGTTGCCAAACGTCCTGAGCGTGGCTTTTTCCCCTACGGCTGTTTTCAACGCGGCTGCATCGAACGGCTTCCAAATGACGTTGACTGGGAACGTGACATCTTCCACGATTCCAGGTGCCACGCCGGGGCAACTTCTAGCGTTTTATTTCGTTCAGGATGGGGTTGGTGGGCCGAACGGTCGTCTTCCCTACTTCTCGTTCGTGGGAGCGGTTCAGCCCGACCCTGCGGCAAATGCTGTGAGCCTTCAATTTTCCGCGTCGATCTTGCGGGAATTCCGCGTGCCGCCACGGGCCGATGCTCAGTAGCAGTAATTTGGGGCTGGCGATTTTCAATGCGCTCACACTGGAATCGCCGGGGACGGCGGGGCAGGTGCTTACCAATGTTGGCGGAATCTTTGTTCCACGAAATAGTGTGGCGACCCGCGTTGACAACGCCAACGGTTCATATCTAACAATGCCTGATGGAACACTCCTCCAATGGGGAGAAAAGTCGGCATCTGGAGCATCTGGAGCTAACGACTATACATTGGCAATCACCTTTCCGACGGCCTTTCCAAATGCAGTTCAAAGCGTCCAGACGACGCTTCTGGGGCTTGGCTCGACAGGAGGAAAGAACAAGTCCTGCGGAGTGGTTGGAAGTCCTACCCTATCTGGATTCAACGCTGGAATGGCTGCGATGATCTACGTTGGAGGAAGCGGAACGTACTTTACGGGCGCTGAAAGCGTTTCGTGGTTTGCGACGGGGTACTGATATGCCAACTACCAGCTCTAGGATTTCCCCAGCCCATCATCGGTTCCCCCAACTGGGGCCAGCCGACGAACGCGGGATGGGCGCTGCTAAACCAATTCTTGACGGGCGCTCTTCCGATTACGGGGTTGAATGTAAACGGAAACGTTGTTATCTCAGGAAGCCTCACGGCGGGAACCATCAATGGCGTTATCCCGGCTGGACTCATCACTGTCCCGTTCGCGGCAAACCCTATCTTCGATGCTTCTAAGGGTCTGGAGTTCAAACTGACGCTCACGGGAAATGTGAGCAGTTCATCGTTCATCAATGGAACTCTGGGGCCATCTATCATTGCATTTAGAATAGTTCAGGATGGTACGGGAGGCAGAACGTTCACTTGGCCAAGCAATGTGAGAGATGGCGGTGTGGTGAATCCAGCAGCCAATGCCCGGAGCGTTCAACTTTTCGCAGTCGATACGGACGGGAGTCTCGATTCCATCAGTCCTATGCAGTATTCATAAGGAGATTCAGTGAAGCATCTCGCGCTACTTTCGGTGTTTCTTGCACTACCAATAGCAGCCCAGACGAATCAGGGGCCGACGAACTTTCCCCAGATAAACTCAACGCTCTATGTGGGTTCGCTTAGTTCGGGGCAGTTCTATCCTACAATCCAAAGTGCGGTGACGGCGGCTTGCGTGACAAGTTCTCATCGCATCGTTGACATCCCTCCGGCCTATGCAGGAACCGACCCTATTTCCGGCGTGACTTCAGGATGTGCGACGGCCCCCATTGAAGACGAGAGAAGTTTCCCCGTGAACTGCTATGCGAGTACGGGTGCGGGATATTCACTGACAGCATGTATCAGCGCCTCAGCAGCGGGAGCCCTAGTCTCCCTACCCACAGGCTCGCAGGTAGTTACGCAGCCGTCTGGTACGAACTTCAACGTGAACAGCAGTGGTGGTGGATTGGTAGAGTCCAACGGATCGCCGAATTGCACTTTGGCAAATACGGGAACATTGTGTCCGGGGCCTGTTGCTACAAGCGTTGCTTGTGGCTCCTCCGTGACGCTTGGAACGACGACCGTGACTTATGTGAACTTGAATTGCAATGTCACTAGCTCTACGATTGGGTCTGGAATTGCGGGGAGTTGCACGACAGTCCAATTCAAGCAGGCTGGTGGGTTCACGTTCACTTGGCCTGCAAATATGCAAGGCACGTTTACGCCATCCACGACTGCAAATAGCTACAGCAGTGGAACATTTTGCTGGGACGGCATAAATAGTCAGTGGGAGGCGACGGGGCCAGCGCTGGCAAATGCTTCCCTACCCAACGGCACGACAGCCCCAACGCAGTCCCCTGGAGACAACACAACAAAGGTGGCGACAGATGCGTTTGTGCTGGCGAATGGAGGTGGCGCACCGGGTGGCTCTGCGGGGCAGGAGCAGTATCAGGTCAACAGCACGACTTTCGGCGGCACGGCTCCGGTGGTGGTGACGACCTATAGCGCGTTGACGGCGGCGACCTCTCCCGTACAAATCAACACACCCATTACGCTGACGGCGGGGATCACATTCACGGCGACCAACTGCCCTATCTTCGGCGGGACGGGGGAACTGACTGGGGCGTACACAGTGACCTTCGCTATTGGGTGTGTGCCGACCGCGCTACCGACGCAACAGATTTTTGGAAGCTCCACGACGGTCACTGGGTTGGGAGGTGCGGTGCCCGTGGGTTGGTTTGGTGCCGTGCCGTACTCGACCATCACGGCGGCTATCAGTGGCACGGATTCGACGGCGGCGATTCAGGCGGCGCTCAATTCGATTTCCCTAGGTGGGTGGGCGCAGCTACGGGCCGCGAGCTACCGGACAACCTCGGCCCTGAGTATTACGACATCGACTGTGGGCATCCACGGAACGCAACCAGGGTACAGCTACGGCGGTGTGCCCAGCGTGATTGTCTCGACCAGCGCGAGCGCGGATATCGTGGATGTGACGGGAACCAACGTAACGTCGCTGACATGGAATGACTTCCGCGATTTCAGCGTGCAGCGGTCGCAGGTTCCATCCGGTACAGCAACTGGCTTTGCCTCGAATTACACCTGCGGCATGAAGGTGGAGAACGTGCAATCGCAGGACTCGATTCGAGACTTCTACTTTCAAGCGACGGGGGGATGCTCGGTTGGTGTGATTCAGAACACAGGCGCAGGCTGGGGTGAAGGGCCAGTGGCTTCGGGGTCTTACTCTTCAGGGGCAACGCTGTACGGCTACTATCTGGACTCGACCACAGGCAACGAGAACGCCAGCATCTACATTGTGAACAGTCAGGTGGGTACGCCCTATTCGCTTCCCTCGACGAGTCCGACGATGTACGGCCTCTACAACTACGGATCGGCCACGCAGGACGTGTTCACCGATTACTTTGCGGTCTCGAATGTGAGTTACGGCATCTGGCAGCAGGACACAGTTACCACGGCATCGACCGCTTCCGACGATCATTACACGAACTCGATTTTAGATAACTGCTTCGTGACGTGCATCGAGGCCAACAACCTCACTGCGGCTGCTTATGCGTCGGTGAACTTCAACGGCGGACATGCGGCGGTGGGAGCGACGACATCGGCCCTCTATGCCGTCTACATCACGGGCAGCTCCGGCGTGAACGTGATGAACATGCAAGTGAGCAATTTGCAGAGCGGCGAGCATGCCATCTATGCGCTGAACTCCAGCGAACTGAGGATTTCTGACAATCAAATCTACGCCACGCCGGGAGTGATGATTGGGCTGTACGGTACGACCGACAGCACCATCACAAACAACACGCTGAATGAGACTCAGGCTGGCCCCACCTATGCGTCCTATCTGATTCAGGCGACCAACAGCAGCGTCCGCAACACCATCAGCGAGAACGCGATGAGCGGCTATGCGAATGTGGGCTGGAGCTTCGATTCGGGGAGCGTGACGAACAACTTTATCGGCAACACCTGTGCGACGTCGAACATCACCAACTGCGCTGACCCAAGCGGCTCTGCGCCGACCGGATATACGGCGAGTGCGCTGGCGGCGGGCAGGAGGCAAGCGATGGACTACGACCCGCTGTACATCACGGCCAAATTGACGGCCTCCGGGCTGCTGTTCCCGAACCGGAGGGCGATACGCAAGATGGCCGCACGGCTTGGGGTGGCAGCACCCTATGGAGAGAAGAAGATTCAGGCATTGGCGATCAGCGTGAAGCGCAAGCAGAGTGGAGAGCGACGTGTCAGAGGAACAACGACATCTCACCGAAGGCGAGGTAAAAGAGCGCATGGAAGCGATGCTCAACAAGCTCGTAATGCCTGAGATTGCCGCACTCAAGAATGACGTGGCGAGCATCAACAAGAATCTCAAGCGGTTCATCGGTGACGGCAACGGTGGGGGTGATGGTGTCTATGGGCGCGACCAAGCTGATAGCAAAGCGCGAGATGGCAGATATGGCTGTTGACGTGAAGGCGCTGAAGACAGAGAAGACACAGAGAGATGCCGTGGCGAAGAACCTGAAAGAGAAGGCCGTAGTGCGGGACAGGGGCTACCAGTTGCTTGTGGCTGTGATTGCCGTCACCTTCGCAGGGGTCATGGTCATTCTGGGGCTGCTGACGTGGCACTACACCCACCATGCGGACTTGCTTTCCAACCGCAACCCCGTCGTAGCGCGTTATGATAGCAGCATCCCGCAACGCTAGGAGAACGCCATGAGCCAGCCAACCCTACCCCCAGACCCGTCAGACCCCAGCCCGTTCCCGCATGGCGGCGCAACCCCCTGCGACCAGCCTGTGAAGCCTGAGCAAGAGGAAGACGAGGACGAAGCATGAACTGGCCCCACTTCCAAGACAATGACCATTTCCAGATGCCGAACATGCCGCCCAGCCCCGAT